TTTTCTTGCCGCAGATGGTGTTTGACTTATCATATGCCATCTGGTTTGCCCAAGATAACGCAATGGGCTTTGCGATTTTGTAAACTATTTCGTTGCGCTTCATTAACCTAGCGAGGGGTCTTCCCCATAAAGCATAACCGTCAAAAATGTTTTTATCAACTATCGTTCCATAAAATTTGTCATACTTATAGACTGATGGTGGCATGTCGCCTTTTTCATGAAGAACAGTGCATATAAAAGTTAAACCACCATCACCACTATTATTATCATCTGGTTTTTGAGGTTGATTGCCCACACCTGATGGTGGACCTCCTGTGCCAAAGTCTTTATTTGTAAAATTTGCGGGATTGGTTGGGTTTTGATTTAAACTTGTATCAATGGCTGGGGGTGAAGAGAAAGATGATGTTCCTACACCAGCTCCTTGCGAGAAAGTTCTTGACAAGTTAGTAGTTGGCCTGTCCATATCAATTCCGAGATCGTAAGAAGTCAACCCCTTTGACATTCCGAAATTTTGACTTTCTTTATTTGTTACAACTCCATCCCCATCTGTGTCAGCTTCAACTCTTGCTAAGGATAATGCTGAGGGTGCCATATTAACCATATTTTGAATCGTTGGGCCAATTAATGTTGCGCCATACTTTGGGTCTGTTTTCATTGCTTCTGCTGCAGCTTGCTCAGACTTTATGTTTCCGTAAATATTGCCTGCGCTAATCATTGCACCAACAGGCGATGCTTTTTCAACAAGATTACTTCCTAAGGTTGAAAGTGCGCCGAAAATATTAGACTTTGTCAAACTCCCAGAAGATGAAGAGAATGGATTTGTCCTGTCAAAACCTTTTTGCAAATTTTGATAATTTTTTAAAGAAAAAGGATCACCATTATTCTCAGCCATTAAATGCTCCTATCTTTGGGGTGGCATGCTGTTCGCCTGAGGCAACGCACCCATTTGTGTTTGGCCGCCTGTTCTGCTTCTGAGCTCTGCAACTTTGTTTTGAAGATACTCAGCCATTTGGTTTTGATCCATGGGAGCTTCTTGAGGCATCATTTGCTTCTCAGCATTTGAAACTTGGCCTTGTGGTAATGCACCTACTTGGCCAGAAAATTGACTTGGGTCAACTTCAGTTGCTATTTGATTGACAGCTTCATCTGGGGTCATACCCATTGATATTAAAGTTTGTATCGCATCTAACATCTCAGGAGGGAGCATTGGCATTAAAGAAGATTCCATCATTTGAGCTTCTCTGTCGCTAATCGATCCCGATGAAGGAGCTCGCATCATTTGAAGTTCTTGATCGCTCACCGATCCCATTTGCATTTTATCAGACATTGCCATTTTTAATCATCTCCATTTGTAGTTTAGCTGCATTCTTCTCTCTTTCAATTTGCAAATCAGCTTCTAGTTTTGCAACCTTGGCTTGAAGATCAGCTTGGGCTTTGGCCATTTCAATCTCCATATCCTGACGAGCTTGTGCTTGCTTAATGTCCATGGCATTTTTAGCTTTGGCCTGATCAGTAGCGATTTGTGCTTGAGTTCTCGCCTGAAGTGCTTGGGCTTCAAATTGAGCGAGCTGTTGTGCGTACTCCAATGGATTTTGTTGCTGCTGGCCAGCTAATGCTGTCAAAGGCTTAATAGCTTCCATCTGAGGTGATTTGGCTACTACCTGTGCAGCTTTTTGGCTTATGATCATATCCATCGCAGGATCAATATCCTCAAACTCAAAGTCTGGGTCTCTTAAATTAGGCATTGTTGGCATAGGCACGCCAATAGATGCTTGCATGCGCTGACGATACAACAACGCAACATGCTCAGCAATGTGTGCAACAAGAAGTGGTTGCATGGCTGCAGCTCCAGGATTCCCTGCCAAAGATGGATCCTGCATAAACTGCATGTGCACTGCTATGTGAGAGTCGTGGTCTTGCTCAGGAAAAGCTCTGATAGGCTTGCCATACATAACACTCATATTCTCATCAATCGGATCAAGCCTGACTGCCTCTTTTGGCTCAATGAGGATCTGGTCAATGTTTGGTATGCGGATTGCTTCATACATGCGCTTGTAGGCTTCATATATATTGTGAAGCTGAGGAGCTGCATTGGCCATTTGCAAAATTGATTGGGCTTGTGCAATGCGTTGTGCTGTGCTGAAGATGTTCGGGTCGCTGACTGGAATGACATCAATACGAGCATCAAAATCAGCCGCATAAATCATTTCTGAAGAACCAGACACAGCAAACTCAAACTGGTCAGGCAGATACTTCGCATTCAACTTAGCCAGCAATTTGAACTCTTGGCCTTGTGCATAGTGCAGGCGTTTGTGAATCGCTGAGAATGATTTGCTACCTTGCTCTATTAAAGCAACTGTCGTGCCAACTGGGGCATTGGGATTGACATCCCCAACATTCATGTCTGAAGTATTAGCAAAACGCTGACCAGCCTCAGTTATAAATCCGAGGAGATTAAACAGCGCACCACTAGGTTCCTTAAATGGCAAAGGCATAATGGCTTTGTTAACATCATCAACAGTCGCATCAAGGTCAGCAAACTCTCCAGGATTAATCTGAAGCTCGCCACCTGTGACTCTGCCTTTTAATTTAAAGCCACCTTGCATGTTTGCGAATGCAGCTGAATCAAGCAAAGCTCTAAGTGAACCTGTTGCAGCTTTGCCTAGGCCACCAATTAAATGATAAAGGCCAAACCCATAAAAACCAACTCCAGGAAGGAATGGGTAGCTCACAAACCAGTCAAGACGCTTCATCTTTTCGTCTTCTGCGTCCCAGTTTCTCCTGACGCTCAAAACTTTCTCTGCGTCATAATCAACTGTTATAACATACGGCACCCCGACAACATTATCATCGCCATCTGAATCTTCAGCACCATCAATGCCATCAAAAGAATCATAAACATGCATCTCAAGAAGAGTCATTGTCTCGTCTGAGTTGCTGTATGGATCAACACCCTCAATGTCTTCAGTTGTATCACCAGATGGGTCAATTCCGTCACCAGAATATTCACTGTTCAGATACCAACCAGCTGCAACATATTTATTAAAGTCATTGCGCGGCATGCGGATTAAATGGGTGTATCTTTGCGATGTGTAAAGGTCTGTGCTTTCTGGCGCAACAACAAAGTCTTCAGCTTTAACAAACTTTGAGCACTGACGATCTAAATTAGCATCCCACCAAACCTTTTTAAAAGCATGGCCAACCAATGGTAGCTGGAAGAGCATCTTGTCTAGGTCAGGGAAATATTCTGGCATCTCCTGAGTGATTTGGTAATTCATGTAATCTTTAACGCGACGAGCTTGCTCTTCAACTTCTTCGTCTGGGTTGCCTACAATTATACTTTTGACAGGACCACCAGATGGATATAGCTCTGCGATTGCTCTTGCATTAAACTGGGTTGCAGCTTCTGCGATCATAGGATGAACAACAGTGCTCAAACCGCGACTGGCTCTGGCATCTTCTTCTTCACTCATGCCGCCATCAGGATCAACAGTACGCAAGCCAGCTTTGTATCGCTCTTCCCAATCAGAGCGAGCCTCTCTGTCTTCTTCATACATCTTTACAAGTGAAGATGCTTTGGCCTTTAATTCTTTTTCGGAAATCTCTTCAGCTAAGTTTGAATCAAACTCGCTATCAACATCTTGCATTATATCTAGCTCTGGGTCGCCAATCAGAACTTCATCATCACCAAAATCTTCAATTTGAAGATCATCTGGGGGAGAGCCTTCAGCGAATGGTATAGGTTGTCTAGCCATACAGAGTTATCCTTCTTGTCTCAGTGGGCTCATCATCCTCATAATCAGTGGAGTGACTAATAAACCAACCTTTGCGCAAACGCAACCATGCTTGAGTGCAAGTATCAACTATATCGTCATTGTCTCCAGCTGGGAACGCAGCACATATGTCTATTAAATCTTTAGCCCATTTTTTGTTTGCAGGAAAGTAAATTCTTCCATCCTCCAACAAAGCTGATGATGCATGGGCACGTGCTTCTTTGTCTCTGTCTGGGTTATACTCAATGACAGGGACGCCAGCCATGCGCAAATCTTGCAACAAACTTTGGCCAGATGCTTTCTTTTCAATCATCACTGCGTCTGGTTGCCACTCTTCATAAGCCTCTTGTGCTAATGTTCTCAGCTCAGGGTAAGTAACTCTGTCATACCACATCTCAATAACAATAACATTTATCTGGCCATTTTTGCGGAACACACCCCATGTTGTTCTAGCTGAGTAGGAGCTTTTTTCTTTTGTTGAGAATGCAGTATCATAAGATTGCATTACATATTCAATCTCGGGCAGATCATCACTCTCCCATGGAACCCACCATTCAGCTCGCAAGATTCCCCCACCTTTTGGCATTGGGCGTTGCTGCAGTTGACCTGCGGCGGCATATGTACCCAATGACCTCTCGAGGTTGGCAAGTGTTTGCTCATCAATTCTTTCTGGCCAGAGGAGCTCACCCTCTTTTGTTCTGGGGTCTGTGAAGCTGAGTGATGATTTTGTTTCGCTTGGATGCCCGATTTCATATCTAGCAGGTAAGCATAAATGATCCCAATCGTCATGTTCATTCGCCAATATGTGCCCAGTCAAGTCATTCTCGTGCACTCGCTGCATTATAATTACAAAGGCACCAGTCTTTGGATCGTTGAGGCGAGTTTGCATCGCTTGGTCCCACCAATCAAGAACACCTTCTCTAACTGCTGATGACTCAGCTTCACGAACATTGTGCGGGTCGTCAATAACGATGATGTCACCACCCTCACCAGTCAACGCACCATCAACTGAAGTAGCGATACGCATGCCAGTTTTGTCGTTCTCAAATCTTTGCTTTTGGTTCTGGTCTCCTGTTAAATCAAACTTGTCACCAAAGTGATGCTGGTACCATGGGCTTGATATAAGCCTGCGACACTTAACCGAATCTCTGACGGAAAGTGATGAAGCGTATGACGCGAACAAGAATCTTTTCTCTGGCTGGATGGTCCAAGTCCAAGCTGGTAAGGCAACTGCAACTGAGATGGACTTCATATGCCGAGGTGGTATGTTTATTATCAGACGCTTTATGTCGCCTTCAACAACAGCCTGTAAATGTTCGCTGATAGCATCAATGTGCCAGTTGTCGTGGAAGTCTCGTCCTGGCTCAATCGTTGGCCATGAGCTCTTCGTAAACTCCTTCAGCGATCTCTTCATCCTCTCCGCTCTCACTTCCTTCAATGACAGCGTGTTCAAGAACTCGTTCAATTGTGGTGAGGTCATTGTCGCTCAATCTGCTGATGTCCAGCACCTTTCTCTCTTCAATTTGTGCAGTAACTTCGACTGCTTTCAAATCAGGGACGCATTTACCGAGAAGAGTTTTAGCGGCCAGAACACGTAGGTCTGGGTCTGCTCCAATCTTCCCGACATTTGAAATTTCCCCACCATCTTCTTTATAAACATTAAAGATCTCTTTCCCTGCCATAACATCCGCAAGGAATCCAACTGGGTCTGCTTGGCCCATGATCCAATTTATTGTTGTGTGGTGGTTCCATTTGTATGGCTTTGATCTTTTGGACTTCTGATTGGCCATTGGCTCAACTGATTTAAACCGCCCATCCCAGTTTTCTGGCTTAACTGGTGGTCCATTCTTAACAGGCCTCTGAACTTGCATCTTCGCATCAGAGCCTTTTTGCTTCTTTGGAGGCATATTTTCTTCCTTTTAACCTTAGTTCCAGTGGTCAACCGTAAAAATAACTGTCACAACTATCGCTGATTTTTTGACAAAAAGAAACCCTCCTTTTCAGGAGGGCTAAGTTTGGGGGAGGAATCCTATGCGAAGATTCCCTTTAACAATAGCGTTCTTTGGCCACTAAGTAAAGTCTTTATCATAAAACAAACATCTGAGAAAATTTAACGCATGAGTTCTGCTCAGTCCATAAAGATTCATCCCAAGTCTCGCAACCCAACATAAGATTGATACCACAGAACACAACCATATATATAAAGCCAATGAAAACCAACGTACCAAATAATAACCTAATCATTTTGACCACCCACTGATAGTTGAATAACCGAGCATGTATAAAAGCATGCCACAAGAAGAAAAACCTTCAACACAAGTATCAAAACCAGTTGCTTCAGCGGCATCTTTGGCCTCGCTGAGGTCTCTGAAAACTTTATCTTCAGCTGAAGAGTGCGGGAAATTAACCAAGCGCAATCTATAAATCATAATGAATTCCTTTCTGAAAAGAGAGGGTGAGGCCAATCCCCACCCCCAATCAATAACCTAAAAATTGTAATCGTAAAACTTTCTTGGCTCATCATTAAGCACATGACGACCATATGAAGACTTCCAACCTTTTTTGCCGAGCCTTGCTCTAATAACAACACCCTCATCACAAGACTCATACTTGTAAGTTTGCTTGTGTTGGTTCCTGATGTGGCCAGCAAAGCCTCCAGGAACATAATCAGGCTTGAAGTCTTCATCCAACTTAGCTTTCATAGCACGCAACTCAATGCACTTGGGCGAAACAACACGGACGATTTCAAAAGGATGAACATCAGACCAACCATGCATATTGCAATAACCGTACTTAACAACCCAGACGTCATAATTATGAACACGACGATACTTGCCACCATCAGTATCAGCAGGCAAAGTACTCATGTGCTCTTCAGCTTCTTCACGAGTTGAGAAAACACGCTCGCCACCATTCTCCCTCTGGACGAAGTCATGCTGTTCATCTGAAGAAAGACCTGTAG